ACTTTATATTATATATCATACGGTGTAGGAATAGTCAAATCCTACATTATATTTTTACGGAGGTTTATATGACATATGATAATGGGCCTATCTGTCCACATTGTGGAGGACAGACACACTATTATGACAAAGCCAAAAGGATAGTAAAGGGTAAATACGGGGAATCAAAGAAAATCTATGTGTATAGATACAGATGCTCTCAATGCGGTGAAATACACCGAGTCATACCGGACACATTAATACCTTTCAAACATTACGAAAAAGAGGTCATACAAGGCGTGATAGAAGGAACGATTACTCCTGAAACACTGGGCTTTGAAGACTACCCAAGTGAAATGACCATGCATCGATGGAGAAAAGATAGCAGTAAAAACATTTTCATGTGTTTCGCATCATAAGATTAAAAGGTTATATTTTCCACTGACTTTGTTTTAACAAATAGACGCCATTAGCCTACAATAATCGTGAAAGGAGGGAAAACATTGGACGAAGTAATATTTGGACCTGGATCAGTGCCAGTAGCAGTAGCAGCACGGGTGTTTGGTAAAGATGCCTGCTGGGTTCGTGCGGGTATCATTACCGGTTATCTAAACATAGGTACCGCCACCAGGAATGGGAAAGTAATAACATCTATAGACCAGATGAATAGTAAATTCGGTCGCATTAACTATTATATTTCCCCGAAGAAACTTTATGAAGAAACAGGCTATATTTGGAAAGGACGAAGTAAACATGGGAACCACGATCAGACCTGAATTGTCGGAGAAGAATCCATATTGGATAGAACGACATCGGTATTATGAACTCAAACATTTCTGCCTGCAGTATCCTATATGGAAGAAAACCTACGAAGCCATGAACGGATTGCTTGGAAGACCCGCTGATCTGGCATCCTTCGGTAAAATGAAGCATATCTCGAATCCGACCGAAAGAATTGCCACTATGAAAGCTTATTATTCCGAACGTATGGACATGATTTGTAAAGCTGCAGAGAAAGCAAATGGAGACTTAGCTGAATACATAGTGAGAGGAGTAACCGAGGGACTATCTTACGATGTGTTAAAAATCAAAATGGATATACCATGCTGTAAAGATGTGTATTACGAAAGCTATAGGAAATTCTTCTGGATTCTGAATAAAATGAGAGATTAGTTTCGCGAGAAAAACAGCTTGTTTTATGACAAAGAAAAAGAAAGGAGAATTACTTATGAATTACGAACTTTTATTAGATGCAGTCAAAGAGGTGTCCAAGGACAAATTGAAGGAGATTAGCTTCAAACTTGATGATCAGACCATCCAGGCAATTAAAGAGATGGATCTGAGCGAAGACGAGAAGCGACAGCTCATTCTGATGTCCAAGGACAGAGCCTTCTTCGACATGCTGCTGATAAACGCACTCAAAGAAGAGTAACATCTTTCAGCTAAAGAAAGTAAGGGGACGGCTGTTAGCGGACAGCTATCCTCTTATTTTTCTTTTAACGATTAATAACCTTACCAATCAGGTCTGCCATTTTCTCATGTGATGATCTACGATCGGCAATAGCTTCGTCAAGGGTGTTATTTCCATAGACTTCTTCTACCTGATCTGCAGTCCAGATATCACCGAATTCTTCCATGGTTTCGATAAAAGTGTTGATTTCTGTTTTTGTCATATTATTGAAGCTCCTTTCATGATTTGGTTGGGATAACAGTATACCACAAACCTAGATTAGCTTCAATCGTCAAATCTGTCGCAGGATGTCTTGCAATTCGGATATGGAGCGCCACATGAAACGCATCCTGATGGAATATCCGGTTCAGAATCGACGAGGATACAACCATCTACAAGATTGATATACGGACCGTTATCCTCATATTCTCCAATATCGTAGACTTTACCGCAGTTGGGACATACGTATTGATCATCTTCTAAATTCATCAATGCGCCGCAATCACAAACTGCTTCGCCCTGGAGAATAAGCTGAATAATTTCATCTTCATTTTCTGCGAAATATCCATTCATAATGGTGGACCTCCTCATATATTGGTCTAATAATTATACACCGTAATTCGTGGAATTTACAGTCACTTTAATGAAAAAACTTATTTCAAAGGAGAGATTGAGATGAATAGAATGAAATTCGAAGGACGTATGAACTATTTTATGTTAACAGCCATCAGATCAGCTAAGAATGAAGATGGATTGATATCTGATCGAGATTTAAAAGCTATAGAACTGATGAAGGAACTTATTGGTTATGCGGAGGAATTGAACTACGAAATTGAAAAACTCAAGAAAGAAGTGAGCAATTTGAAAAGAGAAAACGAGAGAGCAGAGAAGATAGGGGCATAGCCTCTGTCTTTTATTTTCGCGTAGAAATCAGCCCCTTTTATGAGAAGAAAACATATTTTGAAGGAGGTTTTTATTATGTCAATTAAAGAGAAGAAAGAAATCACAAAGATGCTGGTGAAAGTAGAAGTGGTGATATTGATGATGATATTTACAGTAATATTGTTACACACAATGCCACTTGCTGGAACCGCAATGTTTGTGGTCGACTGTATTTCTATTGGCTTATATGCCAAAGCAAAATCTGAAGAATACGAGGAAGAGTTCTATTAAGGGCTCTTTCTTTTATTTTTATCCTAGATTAGGCAAAGCGCTATTCTAGGTTAGAATCCGTACGCAGGTTACTGGAAACAAAGTTATATTTGTAATGTGAAAAATTCCCGGGGAGGGATTTTCATAAAAACAATTCAAAGGAGGATGTTGCATGTCGTGTTTATTTTTTCTCGGAGGAATGTTTGTGGGAATTGTCATCACTTGCTTTTTCTACCAGAAAATATCTGGACATGGATATTTCACAGTTATGCCATATTCAGATGATGAGATTTCTATTGATGAAGGTTTCTACTCAGTAAAAGTCTCTTTACCGAAAGACGTAAACCTCGTAAACAAAGCCATGGTTATTCTGCATAATTCGCACAAATAACAGTTCCTATTACGGAAACGTATTAATTTATTTTTAAAGGAGGAATTCAAAATGGAAACTATCGAAAAACTGTTAAAGAGCGAATTGGAGGAAGAACTTGAGGCTTTGGGTGAAGCAGAGCTTGGTTCAGACGATTACAAAGTAGCCGTCGAAGGAATCACTAAGCTTATGGACAGACAGATTGAGATCAGCAAGCTTAACACCGAATACGAGCTTAAAAGAGATGCACGAGAAATCGATACAGATCTTAAAGTTCAGCAGATGAAAGCAGATGCTAAAGATCGAAAAATCAAGTATGCTATAAGCATTGGTGAGACAGTCGTATCTACTGCAGTAATTATCTGGGGCACTTTGAAATCATTCAAATTCGAGGAAAACGGAACAATTACTACAATAATGGGACGAGGTTTCATTAACAAGCTTCTTCCGAAGAAGTAAAATACGGATAAACAGGGACGCTGAGGAAACTTGGCGTCTTTGTTTTATTTTGTTTACACAATTATGTAGGAGTAGTATAATTAATTGGTACATTCAACTCTATGGGGGAATACGAAAGATGAAAGAAAAATTGTTATCAAAGAAAATACTACCCGTTCTACTATGTGTGATACTCATTGCATGCTCCGTATGTTTCGGAACATTCATAGCAAGTAAGCCTAATACCTATAAGAAAACAATCGCCGAGCTTAACGAAAAATCTGCAGATGTTGCTAAAATGTCAGTTGCAACTTTGGGAATGTCTACTCTAATCGCAGCGGTTCCGGGAGACACAACCACTCCAATCGCTGATTATCTTGTAGATTTAAATTCATGGTTGCTGATAATCATGATGATTTTGACGCTGGAAAAATATTTGCTGACGATAATCGGAAAAGCGGTATTTTGGCTCATAATACCTATAGGATTAGCTTTGATTGGGATAAGTATTCCTCCCAAAAGTCAATCATTAAAGATAAGAGGATTTAACATTCTATTGGTTGGTTTTTTAGTATGGGCGATTGTCCCTACCGGAATGATGATATCCAGAGATATTGAAAGAACGTACAGTTTTTCGGTAAGCGATGTTGCCGACGAGACCGAGAATATTCAGAATAAAGCAGCGGAAATAGAGGAGAACGACGATTCTGAGGAGTCAGATGACAAAGAGGACGAAAACATCATAAGTGGATTTATTTCAAAAGCCAAAGATGCCGTTGAAGATGTTGTTATAAACCCTCTCGAGGAAAAGGTCGCTCAGGCCAAGAAAATGGTGAATGCCGTAGTCAACGCGATTATCGTTTTAGTTATAACATCTTGTGTGATTCCGTTGTTCACTTTAATTGTGTTCTTATTATTGATAAAAGTAACATTACATTTAGATCTACTCGGGGAGATAGATTCCGTGCGGTTAGCATTGGTTTCAGGACAGAAGAATACACTTAATAAAAACAAAATTAAACACAAAAAATCTTAAAGTTTACATAAGAGCTTATATCAAAATGGTATAGGCTCTTTTTTTAGTCGCTAAAATTACAAGCTCTTTAATGAAAAAATTGAAAGGAGAAATATCTATGAATAACGGGAAAATTGTAAAACACATACATTGGGGAGCGAATAACAGTTATCAAAATAATTATGTTATAGTTTTATGGAGTGATCATACGTGGGAACAGTTCAATCTTGGACCAGAGCCATATATCAAAGGTAAAACTATGAAACAGCATTATAATTTTGGTAAAGCAATATCCAGTAAAATGACCAAAAACCAATTAATAGAATATTTGAATCAAAAGAAAGCAGAGATTGAGTCCTAACAAGGGCTCTTTCTTTTTTTTACGAGGAGAATATGAGATACCATTACGACAAGCCAGATCATTACACATCCATGTACGGGCGGACTTATATTTGTGATCATCCGGTATACAGTCACTGTACATTATATAAAATTGGAGAAAAGGGCCTGGCTGTTATTCAGCAGCGTTATATTCCGGAAACAAAGTCAACATATTGGACTGAAATCGATCCATGGCTGGTTGATGCTTTATATTTACATGAAGGTTTCAAAAAGTTCTTCGATGATCGTGCCGGAGAGTGTGAAGATGGATTATATCCTACCACCAGTATTAGGCAGATTATGTGGGCTTTAAAGATGAAGCCTTTGAAACGAGAACGATGGGAAACCTGTTTTGATCGGAGAAATATTTAGCGAAAATTACAGTGGCTATTATGAAAGGAGTGATTTATATGAGAAAAATCTACATTAGAACATCAGATATTTTTGATTACAAGGATACAGAAAAACAGATGAAACATTTTGACTTCTGTCGTAAAAAAGCTTTGGAATGCGGTCTTATATGTCGTTCGCATATTGATGGCATGAACACTAGACTTTTTATAGAGGGAAGAAAATCGAAAATGGTTAGGTATTATTTAGCAACCATATTCAAAACTGGAGATGGAGCAAACGGTGTTAAACGTCTCATATCAATTATTTTTACTCATTAGTGGGAAAAGAGTCCTAACAAGGGCTCTTTCTTTTTTTCGCGTTGAAAACAGTTTCTCTAATGGAAAGATTACTAATTTCAAAGGAGGGATTACATTATGATATTATTTACAATCTTATTCATCATATTGGTGGTATTAGCAATATTGACAGTGCTCGGCGTAGCAGCGTTGGGTGCTGCCGGAATTGTAGTATTCGGCGATGTGATTGTATGTGTCGTAATTATAGCATTAATTATCCGACACTTTATTAAGAAAAGACAGTAATCACGAAGCGGAGTCAGCAATGGCTCTTGCTTTTTCGCGTAATCAACAGATGCTTTAATGAAACTAAAATCAAATTATGGAGGTATAACTATGGAAATTAAATTAAATCTTTTCGAAAGAGGACTTATGAAACTTGGAGATTTGCTTTTTGGCGCTAGCAGAAAGGTAAAGGAAATCGTTTATAAAAGGTACGATAAAGATCTACGTTATAGAAGCCGTAGCTATTGTCCTAGCAGTGGGGTTCTAGTTTTAAAGGAACTGCGAAGAAAGGAGTCCTAACAAGGGCTCTTGCTTTTCGCGTATCTTACAACTCCTATAATGAGAAAATTATATCTTAAAGGAGGAATTTACTATGAATAAATCATTAGAAGATTACAAAGAAATGGTTGTAAAACCGCAGTTTGATTGGATTAAAATCCATTGGAAAGGATGGATGTTGATTATGATAATTTCGGCATGTATACCATATATCGTATATTACGGCAATGATATCGTAAATTCTATTAAAACAAAATTCTCAAAGGAGGAAGAGGAAAATGAGTGATGTATTAATCGCAATTGTTGGAGGTATATTTATCTACCTGTTATTAAACAGAGGTAAATAACTCTGCAGGAAAGAGGTGTGATCATTCATTGACCTCTTTCTTTTTTTTTCGCGAAATATCCATATGCTATTATGACAAAAATCAAAAGGAGGTAATTGGTATGAATGTACTTATTAAAAGATTAGCAATCTGTGGTGTTTTGTATGCGGTGGCTGAAACATCGTTCATGATGGGAAAAGGATTTATGCTTGGAATATTGAAAGGATATGATGTATCAGCATTATATGCTACGGAACTATTGAATGAAGATGATGCTAATTGGAAATGTAAACTTATGTCCAAGATTTCTGATTTAGAAGAAAGAAATATTAAGTCTAAGAATGAGTCCTAACAAGGGCTCTTTCTTTTTAGTTTCGCGTAAAAATCATCTCCTTTAATGAGAGAAATAGGTAGCTAGATGGTAGAGCGCCGGATATTCCGGAGATCACGGGTTCGAATCCCGTTCTATTTCTTTTACTATTTATTTTCATTCACGCGAAAGGAGAAATCGTATGAACGTAAAAATGACACTCAGAAGAAACTCGCCAAAACTCTTGACAATACTTACTGCGATGGGGACGGTATCTACAGCATTCGCAACGGCGAGAGCCACACCAAAAGCACTGTTACTCATTCAGGAGGCAGAAGCTCAAAAAGGAGAGGATTTGACTACACTTGAGAAGGTTAAAGTAGCTGCAGTGCCTTATATTCCGGCAGTGTTACTTGGCTCAGCTACTATTGTGTGCATATTTGGAGTTCAGATGTTGAATCGAAAGACTCAATCCTCTATGGCCAGCGCATACGCTTTGTTGGATCAGAGTTTTAAAGACTATCGCCGAAAACTCAAGGAATTATACGGTGACGAGGCAGACAAGAAAGTTATCGAAGCTCTGGCGGTAGAGAAGTCTCAAACCGTATATATCGATGCCTCCTATTTGGATGGACCTTGTGATTTAGCCCTAGAAGAAAATTCATCTAAACCCGTTCTCTGGTACGACGAATATTCAAAGAGGTTCTTCACAGCCAGTCTCGAACAGGTTCTTATGGCAGAATACCACCTGAACCGAAATTATATTCTCAGAGGAGAAGCTGTGATAAACGAACTGTATGAATTCCTCGGCCTGGAGCCTACTGATTGGGGCGCCGAAGCCGGATGGGCTCCGATGGATGAAGGAATGTTCTGGATTGAATTCAACCACATTCCGGCAAAACTTGATGATGGTTCCGTCTTTTATATTATTGAAATGCCGTTCGAACCAATTCTGAACTATGATGAATATTACTGACTCGCGAGAATTCCAACGACTTTAACGGAAAGGAGGTATACTCGTGAAAGCTAAATACGATTTAATCAAAATGGCTGGTTGGGTTGCCGTAGCTATCGGCGGATTAGCTGCTAGCTGGGCTACAGACAGGCAGTCGAAAGAAGAAATTGATAAGAAACTCGATGAGTATATTACCGAGAAAACAGATAAGGAGTCCTAATGGGCTTCTTATTTTTGTTTTAACAAAACTATGTTCATTTGAAAGGAGATATCATGAACAAATCTGTAATGAAATTCATTAAAACTGTGAAACGAGGATTAGGAAAACGAAGTCCTGAGATTCTGCTCGGGATTGGCATTGCGAGTGGCATTACTGCGACCGTCTTAGCTGTTAAAGCTACCCCGAAAGCATTGGAACTTCTGACTGAAAAGAGATATGAGAAATATGGCGATACGTTGAAAGAAGATGATTCGTACGATGATATGCCAGAACTCAAGCCCGTTGAAGTAGTAAAAGCAACCTGGAAATGTTATATTCCAGCAGCTATCAGTGGTGCTGCGTCTATTGCTTGTCTGCTCGGATCTCATTCAGTAAATGCTAAACGAAATGCTGCACTGGCTACAGCCTATAAATTATCCGAAACGGCACTGAACGAATACCGTGAAAAAGTTGTAGAGGAAATCGGTGAAGAGAAGGAGAAAGTCATCCGAGATAAAGTTTCCCAGAAACATCTGGACGAGACGCCTGTATCCAAAAACGAAGTGATCATCACAGGGACTGGTAAGCAGCTTTGCTATGACGGCATTTCCGGACGATATTTTGAATCGGATATTCAGACAATCCGTGCTGCAGTCAACAAGATCAATGAAACCATGGTGTACGAGATGTATGCGGCATTAAATGATTTTTATAATGAAATCGGTTTGAGTAATACAGACATGGGTGATGAACTTGGCTGGAATCTTGATGATGGTTTGCTCGAAATAAGCTACGGAGCCATGGTTGCAGATGATGGTAGACCTTGCATTACTCTGGACTATCATATTGCGCCGAGATATGACTTCTCAAAGCTTATGTAGATTCGCGAAAAATACATATTGTTTAATGGAAAGAATATAAAAATCTGAAAGGAGATTATTTAAGATGAAAGAAATCAAAGCAGAAGAGGTTAAAGAAGTTGAGGTAACTACAGAGGAGAATACGGAGACAGAAGTAGCCACTGAAGAAGTTAAGGAATCAAAGCTTAAAGCTTTCGGAACGAAAGTAAAAAGCGGGTTACAGAAACACGGAAAGAATATTGCAAAAGGCGCAGTGATCGGACTGGGTTTGGTAGCAGCTTATGCGATCGGATCAAGAGCTGGAGGCAGCGATGACGATTCTGACGTGGTAGCTGATTCCGATTATGTAATCGACGAAGCTGAATCTACCGATGATGAAGCATCAGAAAACTAAGATTTATATTCTCTAACAGGGGAGTACCTATAACAAGGTATTCCTCTTTTTGTTTTCAACGGAAAGGAGCGTATCATGCCCAGGTATATTTACAAAGGTCCGGTCATGGAATTCAACACTCTTCTTGCTGATATTTGGGAGGGAGAGACTGTTGCTCCTTCTGAGAAGAAAGCAAGGAGTAATTTAACATATCAGTTTAAGAAAAGAAATAACCGTATTGCGGGAACACGCATAACGTTACCCGGAAAAATTATGATGGTTGATTAAGAGAGGAGAACTCATGGAAGATTATAGATCAAATTCCCATAAAGCAAAAGCTGAAGCTAAAGAAGCTGCTGAGAAAAAAGTAAATAAGGTCGTTACCGGTAATGTTAAGAGAAAAAAGAAGAGTGAGGTAAGCAAATTCAAAGATGTATTTATCTCCGAGGATGTATCTAATGTCAAAACTTATATTTTTCTTGACGTGCTGGTACCGGCAATCAAGAAAGCTGTCTCAGATATTGTGAAAGACGGAATCGATATGATGTTATATGGAGACAAACGAAGCAGCAGTCGTGGCTCATCCAGTTATGTATCATATAGATCATATTCCGATAACACGAGTCGTAACTCAAGAAGGTCGGTAAGAGCCAGCTACGATTTTGATGATGTGGTGTTCGATACCCGAGGCGAGGCTGATGAAGTGTTATCCAGCATGGACGAATTGATGGATACTTACGGAGTTGTCAGTGTTGCTGATATGTATGATTTATGTGGCATGACATGTAACTATACAGATAATAAATACGGTTGGAAGAGCCTTGCCAGAGCTGATATCTTAAGTGTTCGGGACGGTTACATGATCAAGCTTCCAAAAGCAGAACCGATTTAAGGAGGATTCATGGAAGATCCAAAAGAGATTATTTTAAGAACTGAATACAGTAATAAATTCGATGAGATTAGAAAAGATCTCGTCGTGCAGTCATATTTCAAATATGGAAAAGCTTCAAGAAATTTTGTATCAGGGTACGTGGATGCAATTGGATCACTTAAAAAGTGTATTCAGAAATTTGAAGAAACAGGTAACTTAGAATATCTGGCAGACGCTGCAAACTATTGCATGTTCAGATACATGTATCCACAAACAGGAGAATATTTCAAGCATACTGATTCCAACGAATCTGCCGGAATTGATGGTATGTCAGTAAAAGAAATCGAAGAGTTTAAAAAGGAGAACGAATAATGAAAAAATTAGCATTTATGAATACTATTTCCAGATCAGCACACAGAATGGCATTTAAGCTCCAGAAGCACAGCCCGGAAATCCTTGTGGTGGCTGGAGTAATTGGCGCGGTGGCAAGTGCTGTGATGGCTTGCAAGGCCACAACTAAATTAGGCGATATTTTAGACGACTCCAGAGATAAAATTGATTCCATTCATGATGTGATTGAGAATCCGGATAAGGTTAATGGGGAGTATACACAGGAAGACGGAAACAAAGATCTTGCTATTGTGTATACGCAGACCGCTCTGAAGGTTGCTAAAGTTTATGCTCCTGCGATTATTCTCGGAGGATTATCTATCACGGCCATTCTCACATCTAACAATATTCTCAGAAAGAGGAACATTGCACTGGCTGCAGCTTACACAGCAGTCGACAAAAGCTTCAAAGAATATCGTGGAAGAGTCGTTGAAAGATTCGGAAAAGAACTGGATAAAGAGCTCCGTTATAACATCAAAGCTAAGGAAGTGGAAGAGACTGTTACCGACGAAAAAGGTAATGAAAAGACTGTAAAAAAGACTGTCGACGTAGTAGATCCAAACGCCATCAGTGAATTTGCGAAATTCTTCGATGATGGCTGTATTGGATGGACCAAAGATCCGGAACTCAATCTGATTTTCTTACGCCAGCAGGAAGCAGCGGCAACTAAACGTCTGGAAGATCGTGGACATTTATTCCTGAATGAAGTATACGATATGCTTGGCATCCAACACACAAGAGCAGGTCAGATTGTAGGATGGATTTATGATAAAAAGAATCCGATCGGTGATAACTATGTCGATTTCGGCATTTACAATACTAGCAAAGAAGCGAATCGTAACTTTGTGAACGGATATGAAAGAACAATCCTGCTTGATTTCAATGTTGATGGAAACGTCCTTGATCTGATGTGAATGACAGGACTCAATAGCATTGGGTCGGGGAATACCCATAGGGATATTTACGATCGCGTTTGGTGAAAGGAGAAATCATGACAGGTAGAGAACTTATCATATTCATTCTGGAAAATAATTTGGAAGACGTATCCATATTCGATGGTGATACGCTTCCTGGTCTCATGACTCTGGATGAAGCTGCTGTCAAATGGCATAGCGGCAGAAATACTTTAAAGGCTCTTTTTGAGATGGGAAAAATACCCGGAGTGATAATCGACGAAAAGATTTATATTCATAAGAGCGTAGAGAACCCATTTTCAAAGGAAGGGAAAGACCATGATAAATAAAATTCTTATATTTGCTGCAGGAGTCGCTATTGGCTCCGCAGTAACATGGAAACTCGTAAAGGATAAATATAAAAAACTGGCTGACGAGGAAATTGCTTCAGTAAAGGAAGTATGGAGTAAGAAACATCCGACTGTTGAGGATATCGCTGAGGCATGTGTAAAAGAAGGCGTGGACGTTGATGTTACGCTACAACCTAAAAAGAATCCGGATTTCAAAGATTATAGAGCGATGCAGGAAATCATTGATAAAAATAGTTATAAAGAGGAGGATTATATGGATAAATATGTTATTTCACCGGAAGAATTCGGCGAAAGCGAACTTCCATCTGAAAGCCTGACATATTGGGCGGATGGAATTGTTACTGATGAGGCAAATTGTGTTATGGATGAAGACGACATTGAAGAAACTATCGGAAGCGATGCTCTGAATCATTTCGGTGAATATGAGGACGATTCAGTATTTGTCAGAAATGAGACTCTTGATAAAGAATACGAGATTCTCATGGACACTCGAAGATTCAGTGACGTCTATCCTATACGATAGGAGAAGAATGGATGGATAAAAACAATATTATCAACGAATATTTCGAATGGATGACTAATATTGTCTGCGGAAAGAGGTTTTCAGGCAAGATGACTTATAAAAAACTTCTTTCATACTTACATATGATTACGTTCAGATGCAAAATGCGAAGCGACGAAAATCGAGCTGAGGACGGAATAGATCTTAGATGGCGATTTGCTGTTGACACAGGCAGAGAGAATCAGAATGATTGGATTAGAGATTGTCTCGAAGGTCCATGCAGTGTTCTGGAGATGATAGTGGCTTTGGCCATTAGGATTGAAGAGACCATCATGGACAATCCGGCACTCGGCGATCGAACCGGGCAATGGTTTTGGGGAATGATCACGACCATGGGCCTTGGGGCTATGAATGATAATAATTTTGATAAGAAATCTGCTGGAAATATCGTAAATACATTTCTGGATAGACAGTACGAGTCAGATGGGAACGGCGGTTTATTCAGAATTCGAGGCGTTGATGTAGATTTAACGAAAGTGGACATTTGGACACAATTGTGCTGGTATCTCGACAGCATATCTTAAATCTTGAAAGGAGAAGCATAGTGTAATGATTGATTTCATGAAGATTTCGACGCGCCAAGTGAAAAAGGGTGTCACCGAGATATTCCCTAAATTTGTTCTGAAGAAATCGTCGGATCTCATGATACGAGGCGGCGATTTCTATGCTGTTTGGAATGAAGATACCGGTCTCTGGTCTACTGACGAAGAAGACGTGATCAACATAGTTGATGCCGCATTATATGAATATACGAAAAAACAGGAAGAACACGCGATTGATGAACTTAACACAAAATATATGTGGGATTCAAATTCCGGTTCTATAGACGCCTGGCATAAATATTGCCAAAAGCAGATGCGAGACAACTATCATCCACTAGACGAGAAAATTATATTTGGTGATACCAAGACGACCAAAAAGGATTACGCCAGTCGAACGCTCAGTTATCCGCTGAGAGAATGTAATATTTCAGGGTACGAAAAGCTTATGTCTACTTTATATTCTCCGGGGGAGCGGAAGAAAATCGAATGGGCGATTGGCGCAGTTATCGAAGGGGATTCTAAGAATATTCAAAAGTTTATGGTTCTCTATGGTTCTGCGGGAACCGGTAAATCAACAGTCTTAAATATTATACAGCAGTTATTTGAGGGTTATTATTCGGTCTTTGACGCTAAAGCGTTGGGATCGGCTAATAACTCTTTTGCGTTAGAGGCGTTTAAAGCAAACCCGCTTATTGCAATTCAGCATGATGGAGATTTATCCAAAATTGAGGATAACACTCGATTAAACAGTCTTGTATCCCACGAGCTTATGACTGTAAACGAGAAGTTTAAATCTACTTATGCGAATAGATTTAACGCTTTCTTATTTATGGGAACTAATAAGCCAGTAAAGATTACGGACAGCAAATCCGGTTTACTCAGACGATTGATCGATGTAACGCCATCCGGCAATAAACTCGACCAGAGAGAATATTCAGATTGTATGGATAAAATCCCTTTTGAGCTTCCGGGAATTGCGTATCACTGTCATCAGGTATATTTGGCGAATAAGCATATGTACGATTCATACGTTCCGACGCTGATGATGGGTGCCACGAATGATTTCTATAATTTCATGATTGATTCATTCAGCGTGTTTAAAAAGAATGACGGAACGACTCTCAAAACTGCCTGGGAGATGTATAAGGTGTATTGCGACGAGACCAAGGTACCGTATCCATATTCTCAGAGAGTGTTCAAAGAAGAGCTTAGGAATTATTTCTGGAATTTCGATGAAGAATTCGACAGTGAATCTCAGGCTCGGAATGTATATTCAGGGTTCCGGCTTGATAAATTCGAGAAAGATATGAGGAGTGAGAAGAAAGATGATGGAGAGAAGACGAAAGGCACTATTGAATTTATGGAGGGAATATCTTCAAAATTCGATATCCTTGCGGGAGATTATTTGGCTCAATACGCCAATGAAAAGGAAACCCCTACCAAACCATGGGATGTTGTTACCACGAGGTTACACGACATCAATGTTCATAAATTACATTATGTCAAGGTTCCAGAGAATCATATAGTCATTGATTTTGATATTAAGGATGAATCCGGTAATAAATCATTCGAGAAAAATCTGGCTGTAGCAAGCAAATGGCCGGCTACATATGCTGAGTTAAGTAAAAGTGGCGCTGGGATTCACCTTCATTATATTTACGATGGTGATTCGACACTGCTCAACCGTCTTTACGACAAAGACATTGAAATAAAGGTATTCACAGGAAAAAGTTCACTCAGGAGAAAGCTTACAAAATGCAATGATTTACCTATTGCACATATTAGCTCAGGACTTCCTTTGAAGGAGGGAGGAAAAAAAGTGATAAATATTGAAGGATTTAAAAACGAACAGAGTCTCAGAACTACCATAAAGAGAAATCTCGAAAAAGAATATCATCACGACACTCGAAGTAGTGTTGATTTTATCAATAAGCTTCTCAATGATGCTTATGCCAGCGACAAAGCTTATGATGTATCCGATATGAGAAACGCGGTATATTCTTTCGCAGCCCAAAGCACCAATCAGGCTGATTATTGTCTGAGACTTGTAAGCAAAATGAAATTTAAATCTGAAGAACCGGCGGTAGCGCTCACAAACAATGAGAAGCCGCTGGTTTTTTATGATTGCGAGGTATTTCCTAACTTGTTCCTGGTTAACTGGAAAGTACAGGGAGAGGGAAAGCCTATCGTAAGACTGATAAATCCACGACCGCAGGACATTGAAGAACTTATCAAATTCCGGTTGGTAGGATTTAATTGTCGTAGATATGATAACCATATGCTATATGCTTGTATGATGGGGTATACGAACGAGCAGCTGTATGATTTATCCCAGAAAATTGTAAATACGAAAAAAGGCGACAGTCGAAAGGTATTGTTCGGCGAGGCGTACAATATTTCATATACTGATATTTATGATTTCGCTTCTGCGGGTAACAAAAAGAGCTTGAAAAAACTCGAGATCGAAATGGGGATTCACCATCAGGAGCTTGGACTTCCGTGGGACAAGCCTGTACCTAAAGAATTATGGCAGAAAGTAGCGGAGTATTGTGATAACGATGTCCTGGCGACGGAAGCTGCATGGGATTATCTGAAAAGTGATTTTATCGCAAGAGAGATTCTGGCTGATCTGGCCGGATTGACTGTGAACGACACCACCAATACTCTGACTCAGAGATTTATATTTGGCAATAATAAGCATCCTCAGAATGAGTTTCAGTATCGTAACTTGGCTGAGCCTGTATATGAATTAGATCCGGAAGTAAAGGCCTTCCTTGAGAAATCCTGTAGGGAAATGATGGCCGAACCTCACGGAGAAGCCTGCAGCTTGTTGCCATATTTTCCGGGCTACAAATACGAAAATGGTGTTTCTACATATCGTGGAGAAGAAGTTGGCGAGGGCGGTTATGTATACGCCGAACCAGGTATGTATGGAAATGTGGCATTGCTGGATATCGCTTCAATGCACCCACATAGCACAATTGCTGAATGTCTGTTTGGAGTCAGATATACAACAGCATATAGAGAAATCGTCGAGGGACGTGTATCTATCAAACATGAGGCCTGGGATATTGTCAATGATATGCTTGGCGGTAAACTTACGAAACATGTCGAGAGGGTTAAGAATGGCGAGTTAACATCCGAAGATCTTGCTAACGCGCTCAAGACTGCGATTAACTCGGTATATGGTCTTACATCAGCTAACTTCGATAATCCGTTCAGGGATATTCGTAACAAAGACAATATCGTTGCCAAACGTGGCGCGCTGTTTATGGTGGATCTTAAACATGAGGTACAGAAGAGAGGATTTACTGTTGCTCATATCAAGACGGATTCTATTAAGATTCCGGATGCTACACCGGAGATTATCAAATTCGTTATGGACTTTGGTAAGCGATATGGTTACACATTTGAGCATGAGGCTACTTACGACAGAATGTGTCTCGTAAACAATGCGGTTTATATCGCTAAGTATAAAGACCCAGATGAGTGTGTGACTATGTACGGATATGCTCCAGGCGATAATAAGAAACATAAGAATAAACCATGGACAGCTACCGGTAAGCAGTTTGCGGTTCCTTATGTATTCAAGACTTGTTTCAGCCGGGAACCAGTAACAATCAATGATATGAGAGAAACTTTCTCAGTGAAATCGGCTTTATATTTGGATATGAATGAGAAATTACCGGACGTATCTGAATACGAGAAGAAACTGGAGAAGTTAGAATCCGATTATAAGAAAGGCAAAATCTCAGATACCACGTTTGAACCGGAAGCTGGCGTACTGCAGGAGCTGATCAATGATGGTCATGACCGTAAATTCGTTGGTAAAGTCGGAGAATTCTGTCCGGTTAAACCTGGCAAGGGCGGTGGTATTCTCGTCAGAGAGCAGAATGGTAAATTCTACGCGGCTACCGGTACGACAGGATTCAGATGGCTTGAGGCAGAAATGCTGTTGAAGAAATCTGCAGAGATGGTGACGATTATCGATCCGGATACTGGAAAAGAGAAAAAGATATCGGGAGCAGAGCTGATCTCTGGTAATGATGGCATTGTTGACCGATCATATTATGACAAACTCGTTAATGATGCTATTGAATCTATTTCTAAGTATGGCGATTACGAATGGTTTATATCTGAAGATCCGTATATTCCTAAAGAGAGACCATTACCGGATTTTATGAATATTCCAGAAGGCACCGATGAAGAAGTAGAGTTACCTTGGAATTGATATTCGCGGAGAAATCCTTTCCTATTATGAAAGGAGTGATTTTATGAAGCATTATTTAAAATCCAAAGATGGTGAGATTAAATACACAGTGGACATGTATTGCGAACATCCGAATATGAAAAACAATAACACGGAAAGTATTGGATGCAACGGTGCTTGCAGTGAATGTAAATATGGTATGGCGACCTTATCACTCAAGGATTTCTTTAAAATAATGAAGTACACGAAAATTGACTTCATTCAATAAGCAAACTGAGAGTCTTGGCTAGAAATAGCTGAGGCTCTTTGTTTTATACAAAATTATATTTATTTAAAGGAGATTAAAAGAATTATGGAACTGACATTTGCACCAAGAGACATTTTACAGATTAACGACGCAAGAATCATTTACAGAAACCTCAGAGGAGAGGGGAGCAAGTTCAATCGTGAGGGCGATCGCAACTTCGCAGTGGTTATTCCAAACCAGGAGCTCGCTGATGAACTTATTGATCGTGGCTGGAATGTGAAAATCAAAGAGCCGAGAGATGAAGGCGAAGAGCCATTCAGATATCTCCCGGTTAAAGTGAAATTCAATGATCGTGGACCGCAGGTATATTTAGTATCTGGCGGAGCACATAGACATCTGGATGAAGAGCTTGTGTCCATGATCGATGAGATTGATATTCGCTCAGTCAATTTGGATGTGAGACCATATGACTGGGAAGTCAATGGTAAAACTGGTCGTACTGCATATCTGCAGTCTATGGAGGTTATTCAGGAGATTGACAGATTTGCAGCAAGATATGCTGAGGAAGAAAGCCCAGAGGAGTGAATATGATCGTACGAGCATTCGAAGTCCGAGCACATAACAGGTATTTAGTATGTGATTTGGCAAGTAATTTGGATAAAGAATTACGGAATCTGCAGGAAGATGGCTGGAACATCATTTCAGTAACTGCAACGCCGGTTAAGGAATACCATTACCCAGATTACTTTGATTCAACATTATTCACAATAGTTGCGTCTAAGAATGAAGATAAATGAGGGAGTGATATTTATGAGTGACGGAACGAAAATTGTTATAGCCGGAATCATGGCTTATACAATATATAGAGTCGCAGGAAAGTGTACGGACGCTAGGATTGCAATTGCAGCTATGAGATGCGGAGTTACTATGAAATTGGAAGAAAAGGAGAAATGATTATGAAAGATTGTGAGAATTGCAGAAATAATCGTACTGGTTCAAGATGCTTTTACTGCGTAATTAAATCCAATGGCGAGCCATCCGAGTGGTGTCCAGATATGGAAGATATATTAAGAAGATATTGTGAAAACGATGTAAAAGCTTTAATGACAGTAATGTTGAATACCCGTTATGGATATCCGTCAAGACAGAAAGCGTTATGTAAAATTAAAAATGTTATTTTCAATGATCCGGCTACAATTGTATTCTGGAACGACGGTACAAAGACCGTTGTGAAGTGTGGTAAGAACGACACATTTGATCCAGAGAAAGGCCTGGCGATGGCGATTTCTAAATACTTCTTTGATAATGCCGGATATTTCAATGATGTGTTTAAGAAGTGGATTCCTAAGAAAGGAGAAAGCGATGGAAAAGACCAGTGATTCATTAATTATAGGTTTTGATTCATCGGCGGGTAAAGACGGCACAGTTTTAATCGTGGGGCGTAAAAAACCACGCGAAGCCGTCGATGTTATAAATGCTTTCGATGGAGAAGAAGCTCTTGAACTTTATAAAAAGTTGATTACACCAAAGGCGAAAAATGAGTAAAGATTTTCTCAGGGATTATCAGAAAGACGCTGTGGATAAAATGCGTAATGGCTGTATTCTTAATGGTGGCGTTGGGAGTGGAAAATCAAGAACAGGTCTCTATTATTATTTCAAAGAGAACGGCGGAAGTTTTATCGATCAGGAATATGTTCCAATGAAGAATCCACAGGATCTTTATATTATTACTACGGCTATGAAGCGTGACTCACATGAGTGGGATTCAGAGTTGGCGAATTATCGCATGTCAACAGATTCAGAACGGAATAAATTATATCCTGGGCAAAAAATCATAATCGATTCCTGGAATAATATTAAGAAATACGCTGAAATTCATGGAGTGTTCTTTATATTTGATGAGGATAGAGTCTGTGGTTCAGGAGCCTGGGTAAAAGCATTTCAGAAGATTGCCCGTGGGAATAATTGGATTATTCTTTCAGCAACACCCGGAGACTGCTGGACCGATTACATACCGGTATTCGTGGCGAATGGATTCTACAAAAACAAGACTGAGTTTTGTAGAGAGCATGTTGTGTATTCACGGTTTACAAAGTATCCACAGATTGAAAGATATTTGAACACCGGCAGATTAATCAGATTGAGAAATCGAATATTGGTTGATATGAACTTCGAAAGAAATACGGTTCCTCATCATATTGATGTGTATGCTAAGTACGATATTCCTCAATATAAGGATGTTATCCGAAATAGATGGGACCCTTTTAAGGATGAACCAATCCAACAGGTTTCTCAGCTTTGTTATGTTTTGAGAAGAATAGTGAATACTGATGAGTCTCGTGTAGTAGCATTAATGGAGATCCTAGAGAAAACGCCTAGAGCTATTATATTTTACAATTTCGATTACGAAAGAGAAATGTTGCTTCACTTATTCAGTGACGATGAATATATAGGATATGAAGTAGCCGAATGGAGCGGTCATGCTCATCAGCCGGTGCCGGATTCTGATCGCTGGATATATTTGGTTCAATATACCGCAGGCTGCGAGGGGTGGAATTGTGTCAAGACTGATACAATTGTATTCTTTTCACAGAATTATAGTTATAAAGTCATGGAGCAGGCTAGTGGTAGAATCGATCGAATGAACACTCCGTACAAAGATTTATATTACTACCATATCAAAAGCCGATCCGGAATTGATCTGGCCATAAGCAAAGCTCTTGATAGAAAGAAAAAATTCAATGAAAGGAAGTTTGTGAAATGGGAGTAGATTGTCGTGAAAACGGATTAAATATTCAAATCATGTTGATTAACAACATCGTCGAGGAAGCAGTAAAACACGGTGCTGACGATGGCGGATCTTATGAAAACAACCCATTTAAATTAAAAGCGGCTCTTGAAGATTGGATAAAAATTAATAATCTGGAAGATTTCTGTTATGTTGGTTATTTCGATGATTCTGACGCTTGGTGCAAACTTAAAATAGCAAGAAAGAAGGTTGAAACTGATGAGTCATAACACAATTACTCTTAATAATATCGAAATACCTAAAATTAAAAACGGATCACGGATCAGAATTGGCAGAGTCAGAACCTTGAATATTGACGTAGATCATCACTTCAACTGGTTTCAGAAGAGAATGATTAAATGGTGTTTCGGTTTTACCGTGGAGGATTACAGTGAGGAATAACGCGAAAATCACAACTCCTTTAATGAAAAGGAGGAATGGTGTTATGACAGATTATGAATATTTATTTAGTATGAACTTACAGGCTAAACTTAAAGAGAAGATTCAGGGAGCTATATATGTAAAAGTTAATGAAAACGACAGTCTGGTTATTAAGATCACAAGACGTGATGAAAATAATTTTGATATGTCTTTTACAGATTTTTCAAATAAATTCCTTAATGGATTTTCTACAGATTACGCAGCTTATGAGGTAACTAAGAAATATCAGAAATTTGTAATGAAACAATTTTTCAAATGAGTTAAAGGGCTCGGCGGAAACGTCGGGTCTTTTATTTTTATGAATAAGGAGAGATTCAAATGCTGGCCAGAAGATACGAAACCAGACTTGATGAAGACGGATTAATCACATTTGAAAAAGTTTGGTCGAAAAGAATTAACATTCATGTCGAGAAAAATGAATTCAAACATCCTGAGCATATTTATGAATTATGTAAAGCTCTTTGGTTAGACACTTACTCAGAGGAGCATGTGTTTTTGCTCATGTTTGATACAAAAATGCACTTCAAATCTTTCGTTGAGATTGGCGTTGGAGATGTTTCTGCAAGCGTTGTCGACAAGCGTGGAATAGCACAGAAGGTTCTCATATTTAATGCAACGGCATTTGTTTTAGTTCATAATCATCCTTCAGGGGATTCAACACCTAGTGTAGTAGACATTGCAACGGCTAAAACAATTTCAGAGCTTGGCGATTTAATTGGTGTTCCATTTAAAGACATGATAATTCTTGGTGATGACAACTATACCAGTTTAAAACAGGAAGGATATTTTTAGGAGGTGTTTTCATGTGAACTATCATAATATAACTACTGATGATATGCGGAACGGCGATGGGCTGCGGACAGTGCTCTGGGTGGCCGGATGCGGTCATCATTGTAAAGGGTGTCAAAATCCTGTGACTTGGGATCCGGATGATGGATTGATATTCGACGTAGAGGCTGAGCAGGAATTATACAACAAAGTAAATAAGTCTTATATCAGTGGTGTCACTTTTTCTGGAGGAGATCCTTTATATCCGGAGAATAGGGACACCATTTTTCATTTGGCGAAATACATCAAGAAATATATGCCAGGTAAGACTGTTTGGCTGTATACCGGATATTTGTGGGAAGAAATTCGAGATCTGCCAGGTATGAAATGGATTGATATTTTGGTGGATGGAGAATTTGTAGACGAGCTTTCCGATGTTACTTATCATTGGGCTGGCAGTACGAATCAGAGGGTGATCGATGTACAGGAGAGTTTAAGAACGGGGACGGTTGTTTTGAAAGGAGAATGAAATGAATGGACTAATTGGTATATTTATCATAATCACCTGTATCGTGTTTGGACTGGTGTGGTTATTCAGCTCCGATCCAGATTTACCAATGACACGTGTAGATAAAATATTTATGTTTTTAAGTCTTGAAGCAATTGCCTGTGGATTGATTTCTGGCGTTTATATTTTAGTAGGAGGCGCAAATGGAATACATATATAAAGAAGTAAATTTCTTAAAGTATTGTCCGTTATGTGAATATGCGGATTTATATGAGGAGAAAGACCCGTGCAACGAATGTTTAGGCATTCCCATGAACGAGCATTCAGAGAAGCCGGTTTGCTATAAACCTGACGAAAAGAAAATTAAAAAAGCAGAAAAGGAGAATACGAAATGAAAGTAAAGATTTTTGGAAGTGATGGAGATTCACTGGCACTGGAGAAAGCTGTAAATGAGTTTATTAAGGATAAAGATGTAGTTGACATCAAATACACGACAACCTTCGTCATAAATAAATACGGCAACTTTGGAGTTCCGGATGGCGGCATATTCATCGACCGAGCTATGGTTATATGGAATCCAGATTCTAGCATTTTATATGCTGACGGAAAAATGGTCGGCGTTGAAGGAGAGTAATATGCTCACATGGGTGTTTATATTTTTAGGGGCGGTCGGTTTAACGGCTGTCCTTATTTTAATTGGATTGGCGATTGCCACATTAGAAGAAATTTGCAAAAGAGAGGTAATTGATAAGATGAGATGGAGAGATCCAAACCCGGGAAGAGATGGAAGAAGCGTAGAGCATGGTAAAGAAATCAAAAGAGATTTCATGAGTAGACCAGAACTGAGAAATAGAGAAGCAGAGAAATGGTTTAGAAGAAAACCTTATGGAAAGGAGAAATAATTATGACAGGAAATGAGTATCAGAAGCTGGCGGCTAGAACTATCAATCAGGGTTTAATTCTCGGAGAGCAGAAGAATCACGCTCTTCATGGAATGGTTGGAGAAATCGGTGAGATTCATTCCATTTATCAGAAAATGTATCAAGGACATGCGTTTGATTCTGACCATATGATGGGTGAAGTAGGAGATCTGCTTTGGTTCATCGCTGAGTATTGTACGGCTAAAGGATGGTCGTTGGATGATATCATGCAGAAGAACATTGATAAGCTTAAAGCCAGATATCCGGAAGGTTTTGAAGTAGACAAGAGTTTACACAGAGCGGAAGGGGATATTTGAGATGATTAAAATTATCAAACCAGGTTTTTTGAAAGAAACTCAGTGTTCGAAATGCGGCGCAGTTTTAAGTTATGATGAAAATGAAGACGTAGAAACGCGATATGAACGGGGTATCGCCTCAACCATGGAAACTTATCGGAAACCTGTAAAGTATCTCACTTGTCCGCAGTGTAAAAATGAAATTGTTTTGAAAGCGGTTAGATGAAAGGAGAAAGAAAAGAATGAGTAGAATCGGCGTTAGCACAAATTTATCCCAACCTGAGACTCAGTGTATGTACTGTAAACATTGGATTCCGGCCACAAGAGATCTTAAGGGTCACGGTTTCGTTGGATATTGTAAGAAAAAGAGTAGAGGAAGTGAAAGAAGATGAAACCAATAGTAATAGTCATTGACGATCGTAGGGGGGAAGAACTTTATTCGAAACTTTCATATTTATCCAGTATGATTCCTATTAGACAAGAACGGCGTAGAGATGCGATAGGAATATCAGACGGCCTACTCCGCCCTGTACTTATTATCGGTAAATATGGGCGTTTGGATAGATTGGCAGGTTTAAGACCAGACTTTTGGATTGCTGGAGATGATTATAGTCGTACAATGCTGGCATCAGGTGCCGCCAAGGTCGGAGGAGTAGAACTTAACCGGATAGAGGATGTGCTGAAAATTGTAGAGATATTAAGAGTGGAGGGAGAAGGAAATGATTAAATTAGAAGTTGAGGAGTATTGCGACGACTGTCCGGAGTTTGACGCTCATATAGAGAAAGCGGTACTATTCGATGGTTATTCTAAGGAATATTGTAACACAAATATTACATGCGAGCATAAAGACAAATGTAAACGTTTAAAAGATATGATTGAAAAGGAGGTTAAGAAAAGAAATGATTAAATGTAAAGATTGCAGGTTTGGCGGTCTTAAAGTTTTACTGGATAACGAATCAGCGCCTTGCCTCCGATTAGATGACGAAGAGTGCCCGAATTACAATGAAGAAACTGGCGAAATCGAAATGCAAAATGCTGAGAGAAAGGAAGAATAAAGGATGTGCGAGAATTTCATCAATGGGATATCAACGAAGGTGATCGAAACAAGAGATGAATTTATATTTCAGACAATATCGTCGTGGATTGTAGATAATTACCAGATAACCGTAAGCAAAGAGACATTATCTAAAGCTGTTGCACTTGTCAAAATGATGGAAGATCGCGGAGTTGACATTTGCGAAATTACAGTCAACGAGAAGATTTTATATGATGAGTACATGCGTGGATATAGAAAAGGTTATCGAAAGGGTCGCGATGTGATGGTTAAAATCTTTGATGATAAGATGAAAAAGCTTAAAAACGAAATTGCGGAGGAAGCGGTTAGATAAGGAAAAATAATGGGTGATAAATTCAAACTGGTGCTAAAAATCGAAGAACGATTCAACGCAGGAAATGCTCAAAGGAAGGTTTTCGGTAAAATTAAAGGCAGACCTAATAAAAACATAGAGGTTATTCACCATAGCGGTGTCAAAGGAATGAAGTGGGGAGTGAGAAACGGTCCACCATATCCGATCAAGAATAAAGGAAAGGTTGCAAAAGCTCAAAGCACATTGAAAAATGCTGATGGAAAAGATATAATCAGCGTAAATCATGTTGAATTAACTGGGAAACCAAATAGCATTACTCAGATTCAGAGAAAAAATGGTGGAATTGACCGAAATTATTATGATAGTTCCGGACGACAAATAAAACAAATTAGTAATCATAATCACGGGCAGCCAAAACACCATCCATATGGGAAATATGGAGAACATGTACATGATTATATTTATGATATATCTGGAAAATTATGTGGTCGTCCAGTCAGAGAATTAACACAAAATGAACGAAGGGAAAATGGTGATATTTTATGACAGAGTTTAATATGAAAGAATATCTTGGTAATTTGACAAGTCATGTTATGTTTGAATACAATGGATATTCTTGCGGTGTAGATCCATTGGCACGTGATAACTTTGATATGTGGTATGGTGATGAAAGCATGACGGCTCATTCTATTGATGAGGTTATGACTACAAAATTCTTTGATGGAAAATCTCTGGAGAATATTTTGGATGATATAACGGATCTGGAGTATTAGTCTATTTTGGTGGTAAGAGAGGAATTGAATAAGTTCGCTAAAAATACAGTTCCTTTAATGAAAGGAGTGATATTATATGGCGAAAGACTATATTGTTAAAACGACTAAATACGGAAGAGATTGGAAAAAAAATGGTGAGGGTATTGATTTTTTAGAAGATGATAAGTTATATCGACTAGAATTTCATGCAAGAGGATTGATCCAATATATCCGCGCAAAAAGGGCGTTTAAACGAAACGAGAAATTCAAAATTTACACTTATTAAAAGTAGAGACTCAGCGTAGAAATTACGTTGGGTCTTTTCTTTTATATTCCATCGCATTTACAGAAAGGAGAATTTTAAAATGATCAAATTGGAAAATGTGGTTCTGGCGAGTCCAGAACAAATGGAGTTTATTATTCAAGGAATGAGGAATCCGATGAACTCGTGGGAGAAGAGTGATAGTGGTAGAGGCTGCGATGGCAAGTTATGCGGAAGCCATTGTGCGTTTAGTTCTCAGTGGTGTGGTAACACTCCGAAATATGTAGTAGGAGAAGCCGATCACTCCCTCATGCAGCGCTTATCCAATGCTGGTACAGAACACCGTAAGTATTTGAGAATGATGCCGGTATATGTGAGAATTACGGCGCCTTTATATTGGTGGAAAGAATTTGATACTTATAAGGTTGGAACAGTTGCAAACTCTTGCAGTACAATGCATAAGATTGCGGAGAAAGAATTTACGCTGGAGGATTTTTCGATAGAACATATCTGTATCCGGCAGTCGATGGATGTATTAAAGGAAACGATCGACACATTGAACGTATTCAGAGGCGTTTATTTGAATGGTGGAATTTTACGTTATGAGAACGGCAATATAAAATGCTTTGGTAAAAAAGATAAAGAAATTTGGTGGCAGCTTATTCAGCTTCTTCCGAGCAGCTATAACCAGACTCGTAATGTTATGTTGAATTATGAGGTTCTGGCGAATATTTACAGACAGCGGAAGGGACATAAGTTGGACGAGTGGCGAGAGGTTTGTAAGTGGATTGAGAGCTTGCCGTACAGTGAGCTGATTACTGGACTTCCTATCGAGTCAGATCAGGCAGTTGAAGAAAAACGTTTTCCGCAGCCATTTCCTTGGAATAAGGACGATGCATATTGCGATAATTGTGAACATTTTCATGACTGCTTAAACAAAGGAGGTCTTGCTGACGTTACAACCAGTGATGATATTGTAAAAAATGGTTTTGGACGACAACATTACGTTAACAAACCTGGGTATGATTGTCCGAAGAAGGTTCAGTCCCAACTTGCCGAAGATGATCCCATGAGTTTTAGTGTTGGAAAAATTATTCACGATCTCATTGCTAAAGAACTTACTGAAGACGTTAAGAAACAGATTTTAGAGGAGGATTCGAAATGATATTTTCATTAAAACTATGGTTAGCAGTATTTATATTCATCGATCTGTTCTCAGCATGGTGGTATGCAAAAGATCGAGACATCTGTAAAGTTGTTATATTCTGTACAGCTGCTATATGCGGCATGTTGAGTCTTTGTAGATAAGGAGAGAATCAAAATGTTTGCTTTGGTATTCGGAGTGTTATTTGCGGTGTCGTTTTTAGGATTTGCGATAACCTCCAGGAGTAAATACAGCGCTGCGTCACATCTCATTTGGTGTGTGGCGTTTATTATTTTCACGGTATGTTATTACCTGCGCATTTTGCTACACAATTGAAACATCTGATTTACCGATGTGGGTTAAATTTTTATTATTAAAATGAGGAGGAATTGTGTATGAGATGTAACCGAAGAAGAGTAATGAATACGATACCGTCGAGTATGGACAAGAGCATCCTGAGTGGGCTGAAAAGATTATTGAGAAATTTTCAAAAGAGAATTAAGTTCGAAAGGTGGGACGAATGACAGTCACATCAACTATTTTAGCTTTAATTATCATAGCGTGGGTTTTATTTAATTGGAGGAAAATCGAAATGAAAAAATCAAATTGGAAATTAGTTCTTATTATTGTTGCAGGGATTCTTGCAGTTGTCATGACAGGCGTATTCGGAGTGCAGAGTTCACAAAATAAAGCTTTTTCACTGGAGGAACAGGTGAATACAGCTGATTCAGACATCAAAGTTCAGGAAAAAAGACGTGTGGATCTGATTTATAACCTTGCAGATTGTGTAAAACAGTATGATAAACACGAAGCTGATACACTTACCGCTATCGTAGAAGGGCGAGGCTCCACTGGAGATATTGAAAATGTTACCACTGCGATTGCAGCTGTAAGCGAAGCTTATCCGGAATTAAAATCAGATGAAAATTATAAGGAACTGATGAATGAACTCTCTATTACAGAAAATCTGATTGCAGAATATCGTAGCAATTATAATAAACAGATAAAATTGTACAGACGTTATATAAGAAAATTCCCTACGCGAATCTTTTTGGATATTCTTGGATATGAGGTTCATGAGTATGCATATTTAGATTACGAAGCTCCTGTCGATGCTCCACAGAATCTGTTCGGGGAATAAGCTTATGAAGAAATGGAACGGATTTGATTTCGGAGACTTTAAAATCACAAAAAGAGAAATCTTAGCAAGTATATCTATCATTGCGGTTCTGTTACTTATTGGCTTTATAATTTCTGGTAAAATCTCAGATCATGCGATGGACAAAAACGAAAAATACAATAAAGCAGTAAAGATTAAAGAACAGGATCTGTTTGAATATGGTATGCGGACTGATATTGGAAACGCATTTATCTATGGCGATTTGGAAGCTGTCGACACTGTTACTTATCCGGAGATTGGTGGAAAGTATATGTATGTGCAAAAGGTCGAAGAACATTACACGAGACACACTCGTAAGGTGGCTCACACAAAGACTGTGAATGGAAAATCTCACACATATTATACAACTGAGGTTTATTGGTCATGGGATTATGTCGGGAGTGAGGATAAGACTTGTAAAGAGGTATCTTTCTTGAAACATGTATTCTCAAGTAAGAAAATTCAATTACCGGATGATGATTATATTGATACTTTAAAAGAATCATCTCATGTACGCTTCAAATACTATGGGGTTGGTTTGAAGTACACCGGGACGATATTTACAGAATTAAAAAATAAAACAATAAAAAATAATTCGCCATTCTATGAAAATATGACGATTGATGAGACCGTGGAACACTTAGAATCCGATTTTGCGTTATGGTTATTCTGGATTTTCTGGATATTTTTAATCGGAGCATGTGTCTACGGTTTTTATTATCTTGATAATGAATGGCTTGAATAAAAAAGAAAAGGAGAAGTAATGCTACATATTTTAGCTATCGGCAGCGTTGTGCTCGGTGTGTTCGAATATTTATTAGCCAGCGATAAAGCAGATCAGATCAAGGGTCTGCTTTTAATTATCTTAGCTGCTGTTATTATGTAAACTAAAAAAAAATATATCCATACAAAACGATAAGGAGGATTAGCTATGATGTTGAATTTTAACAGTTATGAAGATCTCAAAGACAAACTGCAGATTCGTATTTATGATCCTGATTTCAGTCGTAATTTATTGGAAGGAAAAGTTGTAACTCATATTGGCGATTTCGCTCTGGTTTATATGGCTACCTTGTATGAATCAGAAAAAAAACTGGGTAATCTGATGTTTACTCCGGAGTTGATGGATGCGCTTGAGATCGATATTCAGACATTACATAAAGATGCCATGATAAGTGATCTGAATTACGAACCAGTATTATTCACCACTGAGGATCTCATTGAAGCGTTTGCCCTTAAAAAACCATTGTTTGCGATTAATTTATTCAATAGAAAAGTTCGTATGCGAGGTGATAAGTTACCGATGCTGACACTCACTAAAGGTAATCAGATGAACGGAGCCAGTTTGATATTACATAAGAGCATTCGGAAGAAGATCGGAGATATCGTTGGTGGTAACTTTTACGTTCTCCCATCATCCATTCATGAAGTCATGATTATTCCGGAAGAGGGGTTTGAAGCAGGCGAATTATCCAAACTTGTATCCACATGTAATTCCCAATTATACACAGAAGCAAATTCAAAAGATATTTTATCAGATAAGGTTCAGTGGTGCAGTATGGACGGAGAAATTCTCAGGAGAGCAGAAAATGAATAGAGCAGAAATGAGACGTATGAAGCGAGAACAGGAGAAAGCTCATACCGCAACCTACAACCTGACTCAGGCGCAGTTGGATGCTATTGTTCAGGAAAAAATTGGAGTAAAGATTGCCGAGACTAAGAAAAATGTTTATGAAGAAACTGTTAATACTGTACTGGCGTTGGTTCTCACCCTGCCTTTAGAAGTGCTCATGGATCACTATTGGCCTAAATCATATCGTGAACGACTTCCGGGATTCGTGGATAAAGTTCTGGAGTATTACGGACGTTGGGAAGACGGTGAATTGGATATGGATAAGCTCAAAGAAGATTTATGGGAATATGGCGGAATCCGGTTGGAACCAGCGCAGATAGATATGGAGGATATTTCAAAGAATAATGAAAAATGATTTAAAGCGGAATGGGTCTGGTTGTCTGGACCCTACTGCATATCAGGCTATTATGAACGCTGATGCTGTATCATCGGTGGACAAAGCAAATAGGTACAAACGTAGAGAAAACGATTCGGAGGAACGACTCAATAAATTGCTCACTGCTATATTTGCTATTTGTGACGCTTCGGATTTTCATATTGAAGAGAGGATCGTAGTTAAGGATAAGCGGACCGGGAAGATTTGGAGGTAGTGAGATGAGTAAAAAGAAAGGAAGACCGAAGAAAGAAATCTCTAAAGATTATCGTTTAAATGTACGTTTGTCCATCGGAGATGCCAGTACACTTAAATATATTAGCGAACAGACTGGAAAAAATGTGTCTGAAATCGTGAGAGATGGTATCAAATCGGAGTACCGAAAACTTATGAAATGGGATTAATTGTACGTACAAAAAATAGTAAAAACGAATTATTGTACGTACAAAAAATCAGAAGTGGTTGATGCAGACCATTGTGTCGAAACGAATTATTGTACGTACAAAAAATCGGCATATTGAATTATTGTACGTACAAAAAATCGGAAATTAGCCCAAAATAGGCTAAAAATGGCCTAAAATGGCTATTTTCATCATGGTACTGTAGTACCGATCTAATTAGCTATCTTATTTATTTAAAAAATTGAATTTTTCGTATAGCTAATATACATTGTACTACAGTACCACCATTTATTGTACGTACAATAAAGAAAGGAGATTCTATGACTGAACAGGAGCTTATCGAATCGTTTGCAGGCAACTTGGACTATATTATGAGATCGGAACATATGAATCAAAGTGAGCTGGCACGAAGGAGTCATTTGAGTAGGGAGTCGATCTGTAAATATTTAAAAGGTCAGCGTATGCCTACGTTGAAGGCAATTATTAATTTAAGCTATGCCTTGAGATGCAATATTGAAGAATTAACTCCATTTATTCAACTTATTGATTGAGGTGACAGAAATGAGCGAATTAAAAAAACAATGGATTGACGATGAATATCTGTGGCAGGATTTCTTGGACTACTTCAATCCAGACTTCGATGAGATTGCCGATATTAAACAGATGAGCTGTTATGATATTCTGATCACCATGAAAAATGGGGTGCAGTATATTTACGACAATTACCGTCAGACACGAAGACGACTCCCAAATAGTTGGGATGATATGAGTCTTAAAGAATTTCATATGGACGCACATATAAGATTATATTCTATGATGAAGCGGGAAGGTTTCACATATGATGACCTGTCTGAAGAAACGGGCATATCTCCAGGAACTATAAGTAATTATGTGAATGGCGTGACATCCCCAACCCTCGACAGATTATTTCTGATTGCCAAAGCATTAGGCTGCCGGATTGAAGACCTAATCTATATCGAGCATATGTACAGATAACCCATAAGGGCGCTTGGTTTACAGGCGCTCTTTTTTTGGTGCAGAAAGGAGAGATTCTATGGGGGAATTTGACACCAAACGAAATGGTATTCCGGTGAAGATATTAGAAACCGGTGAAGAATTCAATTCTATCAAAGCTTGCGCCGATGCGATTGGCGGCAATGCGTCCTGCGTCAGCAGAGTTGTGAATGGCGGTAAAGGATATTGTACTTGTCATGGGTTCCATATTTCAAAAGCCGGTGAAGAATCTGAAGTCCGCACGGATCAGCGAGGACGTCCAGGAATTGGAGTACAGATTATCGAAACCGGAAAAACATATGAGTCCGTAGAAAAATGTGCTAAAGACATCGGGGGCAGTCCGACGGCCATTAAAGATATTTTGAAACAGCAAAACAATCGAGTGTCGCATAAAGGTTATCATTTCAAACGCATAACTTAACCACTGTGTCGAAAAACTCACACGTGAAAATAACATCCCCTTTTATAGGGAGAAGATAATATATCGGCCAAAATCGGTCAATGTATTATCTTTTTATTTTTTATGGATATTCAGCTCTATGAAAGGAGAAAGAGTTCATGAAAGAGAATAAGTTTCAGGCAGATTTGAAAAAAGAGCTTAGAGCTATATTTCCTGGTTGCATCGTAACCAAACTGGATTCGAGCGATATTCAGGGTATCCCCGATCTTCTTGTTTTATACAAAGACAAGTGGGCGGCTCTGGAAGTTAAGAAAAGTGCTACGGCATCACATCGTCCGAATCAGGATTACTATGTTGCAAAAATGAACGCCATGTCATTTTCACGATTTATCTACCCAGAAAATAAGGAGGATGTTTTAGATGAACTTCGTGAATCATTCAAAGCTTAGTGGACTTCACGCACCATTCAGCCCAAGTCAGCCAGTATGGTTGAGATATAGCGATGAGAAAGCAATCACAGTTCGACAGAACAAGAAAGCTGCAGAACTTGGCACACGCTTACATGCATGGGCAAAAGAAACTATTGATATGGGTATTAAACAGCCTCGCTCGAAGAAAACCTTATACGCATATGTAAACGATGCTATCGGTTTTCGTATGAGTACAGAGGTTGTTTTATATTATTCAGACAGATTCTTCGGGACTGCAGATGCAATTTGTTTCCGGAATAATAAGCTTAGAATCCATGATTTGAAGACCGGCGTCGGTCCAGTGCATATGGAACAGCTTGAGGTGTATGCAGCGTTATTCTGTCTGGAATATAAGATCAGACCAGGCGATATCGAGTTTGAACTCTGTATTTACCAGAATGATGAAGTAGTAGTATTCAACCCGACTGCAGAAGATATTCTGCCGATTATGGATAAGATTGTTCATCTCGACAAGATACTTGCAGAATGTGATGCAGAGGAGGCGTAACCGATGAATCCGATAGCAGAAGAAATCGAATCATATTTAGGATCAGCCTCTATGACCGATGAGGAATATCTGGCGCATTATGGTATGCCTCGCCGTTCGGGGCGATACCCATGGGGATCGGGACAAGATCCATATCAAAGTTCTCGCGATTTCTTAGGTCGTGTGGAGCAGATGCGAAAATCTGGTTTTACATATACTGATGAAAATGGTAAGAAATGGACTGGTGATAATGCGATTGCTAAATCACTTGGTTACAATTCTACCGATTTCCGAACAGTGTATGCGATTGCAAAAGACGAGCGTAGATCAGATATGGTTGCCACGGCCAAACGTCTCAGAGACAAAGAAGGAATGAACAATTCTGAGATTGGTCGAAAAATGGGAATCAACGAATCATCTGTTCGATCACTCCTTGATCCAAATTCCGAGTCAAGAATGAAGCAGGCCAGAGACACGGCCAAATTCTTGAAAGAACAGGTTGATAAAAAAGGCATGGTCGATGTTGGTGCCGGTGTGAACAATGATCTGAAGATTACAAAAGAAAAACTGGATCAGGCATTGTTTATATTACAGGCTGAAGGCGACTATGAGGTTTATGGAGGTCGATTCTCACAGGTTACAAATAAAGGTCAGATGACGACTCAGAGAGTTCTTTGTAAACCAGGAACACCGCATAGTGCAATCTACGATTTTGATAATGTCAAGACAGTCACTGATTATATTTCCAGAGATGATGGGAAGACCTATGAAAAGAAATTCACATATCCTGAAAGCTTAGATTCCAAGCGGCTTATGATTCGCTATAAAGAAGATGGCGGTATCGATAGAGATGGCACTGTTGAACTCAGGAGAAATGTACCAGATCTGTCACTTGGCGAATCCAAATATTCTCAGGTCCGCATCATGGTTGATGGAAAGAAATATATCAAAGGCATGGCTGTCTACAAAGATGATAAAGATTTTCCACCAGGCGTCGATGTTATATTCAACACCAACAAATCCAAGAGTGTTCCGAAACTAGAAGTTCTCAAAGATGTGAAACCAGATCCGGACAACCCTTTCGGCTCTCTTATTAAAGATGCCGATCAAGGTGGGCAGTATTGGTATACCGACAAAAATGGTAAGAAGAAGCTCGGCCTTATTAATAAGCGATCCGATGAAGGCGATTGGACTGAATGGAAAGATGCTTTACCATCTCAGTTCTTATCCAAACAGTCAAAAGCTATGGCAGAAAAACAGCTTGGCATCGCTAAAGCAGACAAGCAGGCAGAATATGAAGCTATCATGGCTCTGACTAATCCGACTGTGAAGAAATATTATCTCGATAAGTTTGCAAGCAGTTGTGACTCAGCAGCCGTACATCTTAAAGCAGCCGCGTTACCGGGTCAGAAATACCATGTTATTCTACCTGTCACATCTCTGAGTGAGAAAGAAGTATATGCTCCAGGATATCCTGATGGAAGTAAGCTTGCTCTTGTTCGATATCCTCATGGTGGTACATTTGAGATTCCTATCTGTACAGTCAACAACAAAAACAAAGATGCCATCAAGATGATTGGTAAGGATTCCATCGACGCGATTGGTATCAACAGTAAAGTTGCTGAACGATTATCTGGAGCCGACTTCGATGGTGACACCGTAATGTGTATCCCTACTCATGATCGTGCTGGAAAAGTTAAGATTGCCAGTCGTCCGCCTCTTGAAGGACTCGAGGGATTCGATCCTAAGATGAATTATCAAGGTGAGAAGAAGACTGAATCTGATGGTAAAGAACATTGGTATCGAGACGGCAGAGAATATCAACTCATGAAGAAGACTGATACCGAGATGGGTAAAATCTCTAATCTGATTACCGATATGACTATCATCGGAGCTACTGATGATGAATTAGCTCGTGCTGTAAGACACAGTATGGTCGTCATCGATGCTGAGAAACATCATCTGGATTACAAACAGAGTGAAAAAGACAACAACATTCAGGCGTTAAAACAGAAGTATCAGATCAAGGTCGATGAGAACGGAAAGATCAAATACGGCGGTGCATCCACCCTTATTTCCAGAGCCAAAGGAGAAGTTACTGTTGATAAGCGACAGGGAACTCCTAAACCAAACCTCCCGGGTAAAGAATGGTATGATCCATCCAGACCTGACGGAGCTCTTATCTACAAGAAAGCTGACGATGCTACCTATACCGTCAAGAAAGTGGATAAGAAGACTGGTGAGGTAACGGAGGTAACTAAGAAGCGTACCGATAAGAGTAATCGTATGTCCGAGACCGATGACGCTATGACCTTGGTGTCTAAGTATAGACATCCAATGGAACTTGTGTATGCTGATTACGCTAATAGCATGAAAGCTATGGCCAACAAAGCAAGGGTTGAGTCCAGTAAAGCCGGTAAGATAGCCTACAGTAAGGATGCTAAGAGGAAGTATCAGGAAGAGTACGACAGTCTCACTAAGAAACTGGCGATAGCTGAATCTAATACACCTCGTGAACGTGCAGCCCAGCGTATGGCTAATGCTACTGTTCAGAGAAAGCAGAAAGCTGCTGAAGAAGCTGGTGTTAAGCTAAAACCGAAGGATGTTAAGAAAGCAAGTCAGCAAGCACTCACAAAAGCAAGAGAAGAAGTTGGCTCTGTTTCAAGAAGAGATCGAAACATCATCATCACTGATAAAGAATGGGATGCTATACAGGCAGGTGCAGTTAGTGAATCCATACTCAAACGTGTTCTCAATAACTGTGATCCGGATTCTTTAAGACAAAGAGCAATGCCGAAAGAAACAAAAGTTCTTAATCAAGCAAAGATTAACAGAATCAAAGCGATGTCTGCATCGTACACAATTCAGCAGATTGCAGAAAAGCTTGGCGTTTCAACCTCAACAGTTTCCAAGTATTTGAAAGGAGCGAATTAGTTAAATGGATGATTTCAGATTAACAACATTTGACAATCCTTACGATCCATTCGAACAGTTCACTCTTTGGTACTTGTTCGATACAGAAAAAGGTTACAACACTTGCGGAAAACTGGATCGTATTTCCAATTATTCTGACGACATGACAGAAAAAGAGGTCAATGATGAACATAATCGTGCAATCGATGAGTTAATATCATTTGATTTCTTGAATATTTACAAAAAAGTTCCGCGAAATTCGAAAGTTGCGCTGGATTTAGGCGCTGCCCCGGTGTAATCCGATGTCAAAGCATAGGGGGGAGGGTCGCTAAAAAAGCACCCCCTCCCTGCATCGCGCCGGTCTTCCGAATTTCCCCGGCGGGATTTTTCCAGAAACAATTTATATTTTTATGCTGCCCTCAGAGGGGTTTATTGAACCACAAAGCCATTTAATCCGCGTGTATTTCTCCTTTCAAGATTTGTACTTCTTTTGAGTTAGTCAACCTCGTACCGATAGGTTCCTTAAACTCCTCTAAAGACAGCATAATATTAACAAAATCTGACGAATAGTCGACAACAATTAAATTCAAGGAGGCGTAAACGATGCCAAAGGTAGCGAAAACTGAACGGCGTCCAATGCTTACGCCGGAAGCAAAAGAGAACCAGATGATATCCCTAGCCATGGATTGCGCTGAAAGACAGATGATGGAAGGTACAGCTTCTTCACAGGTTATAACTCATTTTTTAAAATTGGGTTCGGGAAAAGAAAGACTTGAGAGAGAGAAACTTGAAGAAGAGAACAAGCTTCTGAGAGCGAAGACAAAAGCGTTGGAAGAGAGTGCTGAATCTAAGGTTATGTATGAAGAAGTTCTTCGAGCTATGCGCGACTACAGCGGAGCAGGTGATCCGGATGAGTATTAAGACGTATTCCGAGTTGATCACATTTCCAACTTTTAAAGAACGATACAAGTACCTTCGGATCGGCGGTGTAGTTGGTCAGGAGACGTTCGGATTCGACAGATATTTGAATCAGCTTTTCTATAAGTCGCCGGAATGGTTGTCGGTAAGAGATCAGGTGATTTTTCGAGACAGTGGGTGCGATCTGGGGATTCCTGGGCGAGAAATCTATAGCAAAATTCTGGTTCATCATATGAATCCGATCACGAAAGAGGATATTCTCAAGCGAAGTGATTTGTTGCTGGACCCGGAATATCTGATTTGCACTGTCAAAAGAACACATGACGCAATTCACTATGGGAATGATTCCATATTATGGAGCGATCCTGTAGAACGGAGTAGAAATGATACTTGTCCATGGAAGAAGTGAAGAGGAGTAGCCTGATGAATGAAAGTATTCTGACTTCAATCAAAGCGCAACTAGGTATTCAGGAAGAGTATACAGCTTTTGATCAACAGCTTATTATGCACATCAATTCCGTGCTTATGGTTTTAAAGCAGCTTGGAGTAGGTCCTACGGCTGGTTTCACTATTTCGGATAAAACATCCGTTTGGCATGATTTTCTCTCATCCGATAAGAACCTCGAAGCAACGAAGTCCTATGTCGGCATGAGAGTGAGAATGCTGTTCGATCCGCCAACAACTTCAATTGTTGCCGAAAGTATGAATCGGATGATCAATGAGTTTGAGTGGAGACTAAATGTAGAAACAGAAAATGATAATTAATCTAAAATTCCCTTGAAGAAAACGTCTTGGGATTTGGCAGCAATAGCTGATGTTCCGACAAAATCAAACCCAGCTCCAACCAAACCTCCGACAAATGGAACCATTTTCCCAAGATTAATTATACCTTTGGTTCCAAATTTTGTTATAAACCGCTGACCAACTTTCTGGTTAATTTTGGTTAAAACTTCTCCAGGGATTTTCTTGATCATACTTATAGTGAATTTGTTGGTAAATTGAACTCCAGCTTCACGGCAGATTTTGGAAACAGACGCGCCGGTAAGGCAGACGTATGCCATAGTTTGAACTTCATCGTCGGACGGATCATATCCAGCCAGAACCGCTATGGTGGCAATCATGCGGAGCTGTATATACCACACACTCGCTAAATTAGCGGGAATTGCTACAGGGAGAGTAAATATTCCTCCAAGACTTGTGATGAAGCCTGATGTGGAACATTTCATAATTTGCCATTTTACAAAAGCTGCAGTGGCTTTTTCTGAATCGTTGTATTTATTAAGATATTGATCGGCTATTTCATAGCAGTTTGGAGTATTAGGCAAGCCATTGAGAGCGGCTTCATAACATTTATTCAATGCGCTCATTACTTGATCTTCAGTTAATGCGAGTTTTGACATATGCGTATCCCCTTCCGATATATTGATTATATTGTAACAGGGGGTGAACGTGAATACAAGACGATATAATGGAAATGAGGTGATAAAATGGAAAATACTGATTTTTTAGCTCACTACGGGGTCCCGGGTATGAAATGGGGAGTTCGGCGTTATCGATATAATTCCATAAACAGCATGAAGAAAGCTAAACAAAATATATCAAATAACCACGCTGATTACAACAAAGCGCATGATAATAAAAGTGTAGAACACATGAGCGATTCCGAACTTAGAAGTCGTCTTAATCGACTGCAGATGGAACAAAATTATGAAAAAATATCGAAACGAAATGTGTCTCGTGGACGGCAATTTGTCGAAAAAGCAATGAAAACCGCCACTACTGTAGCCACGGTAACAACCACTGGATTGACTATTTATAACAACATTGATAAAATTCAAAAAATTGCAAACAGACATAAGACATGAAAACTACTCATCATCAAAATCATTATCGTCAAATTCAACTCCTTTTGTTTGATGATTAACTCCAAGAATGCTGACCGCGGTTAAAGCCAATGTTCCTATTGTAGTAGCAATAATAGCTGAATTTTTGAGTAAAAAATTTTGGCGTTGTTTATTTAATTCTAAAGTCATTTTATTCAGTTCAAGTATTCCATCCAAAATACGTAGACGTTCATTTTCGGAAAGTTCTTCAGAATCAAGTTGTAAAAAAAGGGTGTCCCGAGTTTGTTGTAAAAAATTGATGGATGCTAAAGAAGTTTTTTCATCGCTAGTTATAGATTTATCAGCATTTTCCTGCATGACTTTTATCATATCTTTGACGAACTCGGAAAAATTTGGAAATTGATTTATAGCAGCTTTGGCCACTTCTGGGTCTAAATAAGGAAGGGATGATATAAAAGTAGTTAATTTATCTTTCGACATATGTCGCCAATCTGGAATATTTAATTTTTTCAGCAATTGTTTCTCACTTATACGTTTTATCATGTCTTTACCCCTTTTTTTAGGTAGAGTATATCATACGACAATACAATTGAAAAGGAGATTTTATGATTAATAATGACGAATTAATGCACTACGGCGTGCTTGGAATGAAATGGGGCGTGCGTAAAGCACGTAATCATGCAAAAAAAGATGCGAAAGAGTACGCTAGGGCCAGAATGTTTTACGGAGAAGGTGCCGGAACAAGACGAAAGCTAATAAATAATACTGTTAAACAGAGATCCAAAGATCCGATATATAAAAAAGCATTTGATGATGCTTTAGCTAAAGAAAACATGGCAAAAAACGCCAGTCGGGCAAAGCGGGAGCGAAAAATTAAAGATGCTCAAAAATCGACTATTCGAACTGGTAAAGGAGTTGTGAATATCGTAACCGGACATCCCGAGCGACTTGGTGCGGGTATGGCGGCTGGATACGGAATGTATCAGTTGGCTAAAAAGACAGGGGGCAATCGAATAATTATGGCAAATGCAAAGAATACATTTTCATCTATAAAAGATCAATATTATAGACGCAAAGGTTACGAATTCCTTAAACGGATGGGGTTATAAAAAGGGGTATTATTAATAATTAGAAACACACATGAGTCGGATGAGCTTATGCACTACGGTGTGTTAGGAATGAAATGGGGAGTTCGGCGTTATCTAAATAAAGACGGTTCGTTGACGAGTTCTGGGAGAAAGAGAGTGTCGAAGAAATATAAAACGGAAATCTCGAAAGCTAATAAAGACCTCCAAAAGCAGCATAACAAAATGTATACGACTTCATATAATGAAGCTGCAAAATACATGAACAATGGTGGTGTTGATAAATTCAATAAACGCCAAGAAAAAAAATACGGTAAAAAATACACCAGTCGCGACGGCTACATGAAAGATTATGAGAGAGCTTTTGATAAAAAACTTAATGATTTTTATAACAAATCACTCAATGATTTTTACACATCGAATAAACATGTACAAAAAGCACAAGAATTTTCTAGCAAATATGAAATGGAAAAATGGGATGAGTTTGCCAAATCCAATGCTGAAATGATTGCGGAATTACGTAAACTCATCAGGTAGCTTGACTTTCGCACACTATAAAGGAGTAACAACAAATGGCATTATCGAACACCGCCGTACCGAAGTATTATGGCATGTTTCGAGATGCCGTAATCCGGAGAGAAATCTCGGTCTGTGAAACGGTTTCATTGGAAATGAATCGAATCGATCAGCTTATCGATAATCCAAGATATTGGTATGATGATCGGGCAATTGAAGGATTTATCCACTATTGTGAGAATGAGCTCACTCTAACGGACGGTAGCGATTTATATCTCCTCGACTCTTTCAAGCTATGGGCTGAACAGATTTTTGGATGGTATTACTTCATTGAGCGCAGTGTTTTTGTTCCGTCAGAAACAGGCAGTGGTGGTCACTACGAAATGAGACGGATTAAGAAAAGGTTAACTACCAAGCAGTATTTAATTGTTGCTCGAGGCGCTGCGAAATCAATGTATGCGTCCTGTTTGCAGAATTACGAACTGAACGTCAACACTGCAACAACGCATCAGGTAACAACTGCTCCGACTATGCCTCAGGCCGAAGAGGTCATGTCACCAATTCGAACTGCCATCACCAGAGCAAGAGGGCCGTTGTATAAGTTTCTCACTGAAGGCTCGCTTCAGAACACGACTGGATCTAAGGCGAATCGTGTTAAACTGGCTTCGACTAAGAAAGGAATTCAGAATTTTTTAACCGGATCACTTTTGGAAGTCAGACCCATGTCCATTGATAAACTGCAGGGATTGCGTGTCAAGATTGCAACTGTTGACGAATGGCTTTCCGGAGATATACGGGAGGACGTCATCGGAGCATTGGAACAGGGTGCCGCAAAAGAGCAGAGTGGAGGTTCAAATGATGATTACCTTATAGTTGCCATCAGCTCAGAAGGAACTGTCCGTAATGGATCTGGCGATACAATCAAAATGGAATTGATGAAGATACTTAAAGGTGAGTATAAAGCTCCACATACTTCCATTTGGTGGTATAAATTAGACTCCATTGATGAAGTTAACGATCCGGATAAATGGATTAAAGCAAATCCGAATCTCGGAAAGACTGTTACTTATGAAACTTATCAGCTGGATGTGGAACGAGCTGAGAACAACCCCGCAGTCCGCAATGATATTCTTGCCAAACGTTTCGGTATTCCTATGGAGGGATACACATATTACTTCACATATGAAGAAACTCTTCCGCATCGACGAAGAGAGTATTGGCAGATG